AAGATTAGAACAAATGAGTGTCGAGTTGACTAATAGTTTGAGTAAGCCAGGCGATGTATTAAATGACTACATGACAAACATTCGCTATGGTTGTGCTATCAGTTCAAGTGACATTGATTCAACAAGCATTACAACATTAAACACATATAGTGATGAATTAATTACATATACACCAGTTGGTGGCGGCAGTGCAACACAAGCAAGATATCGCATTAATGGCCCAGTCAATACAGGTCAAAATTGTTTGAATAATCTACAAGAATTAGTTGATGCTTGTGATAGTTGGTTACAGTATAGTGAGTTAACTGGCAAGTGGACAATTGTTGTTAATAAGCCTTATGATTGGGATGGTACAACTCTTGCTCAATTATATCAAGTATCTGATAGCGTATTGATTAGCGGTATCAATGTAAACCCAATTGATTTAAACAATGCTTACAATCAACTTGAAGTTCAGTTTCCTGATAAACAAGTTAATGACCAAACAAATTATAATGTCATTAACTTAATTGACTTTGCTCCAGAAGTAATGAGTCCAAATGAACCAGAGAACAAATTAACTGTTCAGTTCCCTCAAGTCAATAATTATATTCAGTCAACATATCTTGGCGTTAGACGTATGTTGCAAAGTCGTGAAGATTTAGTTATTGATTGTTTATTGGATTATTCAGGTATACAAGTTGTTGCTGGTGATGTAATTTGCGTGCCATTTGCACCATATGGTTGGGAAGCGTTTAACAGTGGATATGGTAAATTATTCCGTGTATCACAAGTACAAGAAGCTAAACTTGATGATGGTAGTTTAGGTGCACGAATCACAGCATTTGAATATAATGCTACAGTTTATGCTGATGATCCAATTCAAGATTATGTTGCAGAAAGCAATACAGGATTGACTGATCCTAACATCTTTGACGTTCCTGGAACTCCTGTAATTACAACAAACACACTTGCAAACAGTGGCGCAGTTACAAGTTTTACTGTAACAAGTACAGTTCCTGCAACAGGCACAACAGTATATATGGATTTTAATTACGGTAATACAAATAATGTTGCCTCACATACATCATATAGTAGTTCACAATTAGCTGATGGAACACCATATACAAATGGACAAACAGTAAGTATTGAAATTAATGATTTGCCAATTGGAAATTATTATTTTAGTACAACTGCTAGAAATGATATTGCCGGCAGAGCAAGTTTAAGTAGTACTCAATATAATTGGACTGCTAACTTACAAGCTAATAGTGTTACATACACTAACATGAGTAATTCAGTTGCTGTTAGTTCATTTATGGGAGGATTTTCATATAGTGTATCTCAAGGCGGTACTGTAACTATACCAGTTGATGTAGCTTCAAGAGCAACACCAAACGAACCATATTATATTGATGGTACAACTGTAGGTTCATCATATTATTATCCATATTTTCAAGGGACTAGTTCAACTGCAAATGGATATCAAGCAAATAGCACAGCTAGTTTTACACCTGCGCTTGCAACTGATGCCGCAATTACAAATGGACAAAATAATTGGTGGATACATCAATACCTAATGCTAGCTTCACCTATAAGTAATGTAGAAAATATATTATTAGATATTACATCTACATTTGTATCAAATGTGGATACTACTATTCAAATTACACCAATGCTTACTTTTACTACTGGTAGTGAATATGTGTATGATGATCAATTTACAGCAACGTTGCAATTAAAAGCAAACCAACCAATTAAATATCAAGAAGAAGCATCGTACTCCGGTACAACATCAATCGATGGAGCTGGATTTTTAATTAGAAATATGGTAACTGGATCTAGATTATATTCTGTATATTCTACGCTAGCACTATATAGAGAAAAACAATAAATAGAATATAAGGAAAAATTATGAATCCAATAAAAAATAAATATTACACGCAAAAGGCTTGTGCCAAACGCCGTGATATTTTGTTTTTGTTAACATTTGACGATTGGTGGAACATATGGCAACAATCAGGTAAATGGGATCAACGCGGTTGTCGTAAAGGACAATATGTAATGAGTAGATATAATGACCACGGCGTATATGAAATTGGCAATGTGTTTATTCAACTTAACAGTGAAAATATAAAACAAGCGCAATTAGGCAACAATAGGTCTCATGGACCCATGAGTGATGAACATAAAAAGAATTTAAGTATTGCTAGAACAGGGTTAAAACTCTCTTGCGTAAGTAAATTAAAAGGAAAACCTCAATCCGAGGAACATAAAATGAAAAACAAATTAGCACAATTAAAAAGATATGCTAACAAACAATACGAGGAGAACGTAAGGTGAGCTTATTATTAAATGGATCAAAAACAATTACCATAGCTGGTACAGTAATGCAATGTATAGAAATCTATACAGGTGAAGCATATACATTCCCATTCAGTTTTACTGATTCAGTTGGAAACCCAATCAACTGCACAATACCATCATTATGGTCATTAAGCACAAGCGTAAAATATTATGTTGCTGATACAGTAGCATACAGTACAGCACTTTCAACAATCGAAATTGGTAATTTAACACAGTCTGGATTAACATACACTGGTGGCAATTTGACTGCTGTGTTTACAACTGCGAGTAGCGGTCTTGGTTATTTGTATATTCCAGCTGATTTGACTGGTGTAACAGGTGGTGGACCAACTATTCCATTAGCAAATAATGCGGCCAATACTAACATTGCAGTTGTTACAATGAGTGTATCAAGAACAGATGCATTAAGTAGTAGAGTAGATATTAGTCGTGAACCAATTGGAATTATTGTAAGGTACCAATAATATGAGTGAAGTAAATTTAGACTTTACCGTTAGTAACAACAGTATTGACTTTACTGTTCAACCTAATGATATAACATTTTCTCCTACAGATATTCAGTTAGCATTCTATTCTGCGGCTAGTCCAGGTGCTAGTGGTTCTACCGGGCAATTGCAATATAATAATAATGGTATTCTTGGTCCTGTACTAGGTCCAAATTATAACGCTGGAACATTAACATTTCCAATTGCTTCTACTAAAATTACTGGTGGTGATAATCATTACTATTTACAAACTGATGGTACAGGTAATTTAACATGGAGTATTGGTACTGGTAACATGCAGGGCAATGGCACGGTTGCTGGTGCTAATACACAAATTCAATTTAATGATGGCGGCATGAGTTTTGGTGGCAACGCTGGATTTACTTTTGATAAGATTACAGGTAATGTAAATATTCCAGGTAATCTTATTGTTGTTGGAAATATTACTGGAACTTTTTCTAATATTGCTAATGCAAATTACGCAAACTTTGCTGGTAATGCATTTAGTGTTGCAGGTGGAAATGTTAATGGGCAAGTAGGCAATGCTGTCGTGGCAGGTACTGTTTATGCCAATGCTCAACCAAATATTACTAGCGTTGGTAGTTTAACTGATTTGCGTATAACCAATGGGACTATACATTTGGGTGATTTTGCTGGAGCTACAAGTCAAGGAGCAAATGCTATTGCTATTGGCTATTTGGCTGGTGCTAATGGTCAAAATTCTAAATCGATTGCGATTGGTTTCAGTTCAGGTAACTATAATCAAGGAGCACAGCATATTGCGATTGGTTCTGGTGCTGGTAACAGTAACGCTAATAATTTTTCAGTGGCGATTGGTGTTTCAGCCGCAAGTGCTAATCAAGGTGGTTCGGCAGTTGCGATTGGTATACAAACAGCGGCAAATAATCAAGGTGACTTGTCGATTGCAATTGGTGCGGAAGCCGGTAGATATTCGCAAGGTAATAACAGTATTGCTATTGGTGGTTTCGCTGGATTAAACAATCAACCAGCAAATACAATTATATTAAATGCTACTGGTTCTACGTTAAATGCTTCAACTGCAAATGCAACATATGTTAAACCAGTAAGAAACATTGCTACTACCAATTATATGTTTTATGAACCTACTACAGGTGAAGTTTCATATTCTGCAGGTAGTCAAAGTAATACAATTGTATATTCAATTGAAAATGTATCAATAATTGGCGCACAATCAGGTACATATACATTCGACGTAATTGATGGCGCACAAAAATATAGCACAGCAAATGCTGCCGCAAACTTAACATTGAACTTCAGAGGTAACAGCACTGTTACAATGAATTCATTATTAAGCAATGGTGAATCAACTACTACAACTTATGTAATAACAACCGGTGCTACAGCATATGGCGTAACTGGTGTAAATATCGATGGTACAGGTCAAACTATTAAATGGGTTGGTAATATTACACCAATTCAATATAGCAATACAACAACAGCCTATACATTTACATTAATTAAAACAGGTACATCAACTTATACAGTTTTAGGTAGCGGAACAAGGTACGGTTAATGAGTCTTAGAAGCACATTTACATCTGCGAGTATTAGAGGCTGGTCAAGTGCCAGCGCCCCTGTTGGATCAAATATTGTTAAATTAATTCCTCAAACAACACCTTTTAGCACAGTTAATGGTTTTGCTCAAGCAATCGCTATATCAGGAGATGGTTCATATATCAGCATGGGTTCACCTAGTTCTAATATTCCTGCTAACCCAGCGTTCTCTGGTCTAAATTCTATATATGGTTCTGGTGCAACATGGCCATTACAACAAATAATTTCTTCTTCTCCATCAGTCTTGGCCCAAGCGTTTGGATCTAGTAGTGCGTTTAATTCAGCCGGAAATTACTTAGTTGTTGGTGGAACAGGTAGTGAAAGTAGTAGTATTTTACCTAGGGCATATGTTTTTACTCGCTCAGGGTCAACATGGACACAACAAGCAATGCTTATAGGAAATGATACATTACTAGGTGATCGATTTGGTACTAGTGTTGCGATTAATATTACCGGAGATATAATTGCTGTTGGAGCTCCTGATGTAAATGCTGGTTTAGGTAGCGCAGATGGCGCAATTTATATTTTTAAACGCATTGGATCTACCTGGACACAATCACAAAAAATTGTTGGCACTATTACAAACGGTCAACTTGGTATTAGTGTTGCTATTAATGAAATTGGTAATTATATAATTGCTGGAGCTAATCTTGCTAGTAGAGCATATGTTTATTATGATTCTGGATCTGGCACTTATGCATTACAATCAACACTTAACTCACTTGCAACATCTTTTGGTTATAGTGTTGATATTGATTCTGCAGGTTCAAAAATAATTGTAGGAGCACCCACAGCAAGTGTAGGTGGAAGTAATAATGGTGCTGTATATTATTATACTCGTTCAGGCACAACATGGACACAACAAGGTGCTGCCATTATAAGTAACACACCTGGTACTAATTATCAATATGGTTTTAGTGTTGCATTAAGCAAAGATGGTACTACATTCATTGTTGGATCATATAGAGAAACTTTCCAGCCCTTCACAACTAATGCCGGCGCAGCCTATATATATTTTACAAGTAATGCTACTACTGCAGGAATAGTAAGAAAATTTCTATCACCTAGTACTCCAACGATTAATGGTAATTTTGGATATAAAGTTGCGATATCTGACGATGCGTCAGTTTATGGTATAACTCAATTAGATAATTTTAGTCCAAATGATTTGGCAGCTTTCATTTATTTTTAGACATAAATACAATATCACACACACGAACTACCGCGAGTCAGCAGTGGTTCGTTAAGATGCGAGACAGCAGAGGAAAACATAATGGCAAAATTCACACAAGCCACGCTCAACCAAGTAGCGGGCTTTGATGCTCAAATATTAGCGCAAGAACTTATATACGATCAAAAAGATTTTTGGAATTTCAGTTGGGCTACAATCACTAGTTATGTTAGTGGCTGGCAAACTGGGACAACTCCTATCGATTTAACAGGTGCAACAATCAATGCACAGATTGTTCGTAGAGCAATCACAGATTTTCACGATTCAAGAACTGGTTTAGACTTTAGAATTAGAGACTATCCGTTAGTTCCAGCTGTAGCAATCGTTACTGAAACAGAAACAACAGACGACACATTAACTTGTGATAGTACGGCATTGTTATTTGTTGGTAAACCAATTCAATTTACTGGCGCAGTATTTGGTGGCGTTGCTATCAATACAACATATTATGTAAAAACAATTATCACTAATACTACATTCACAATCAGTACTACATCAGGTGGTTCAACATTTAATTTGACTAACGCAACTGGTATAATGACTGCTAATACAGTTAGTCCTACTCCAGTCAATCTTCCAATTACTAATGTTGATAACGCCGCTGGTACATTCACAATGACAATTGATGATGACACATGGGGTATCATCGCAGGTGATCCAGATTTAGATATTGATAGTGCTGAACCAGCATGTTATACAGGCAGAATTAAAATTAGTTTTCCAGCAGTTGGAACACAACCAGCATATGATGATGCTGTATTCTTACTATTCTTAGTAAATTCAGATGGGGTAATCAATTATTAATATGGCTAATCAAATTTCAGTAAACACAGGAACTGGTAACCAACAAGTTACAGTCACAAGTACAGGTAATATTCAAGTTACCACAAGTCGTAGCGTAATCGGCACAGTAGCAAATGTTGTTAGTGCTAATTTCGCTAATTTTGCTGGCCAAGTAATTACAGCAAATCAACCTAACATCACTGGTGTTGGCACATTAGGTACTCTAAGCGTATCAGGTACTGCTACTGTCGGTAATATGATAGTAACTGGTAATCTAGCAGTTGGTAATTTAATTGCTAATAGTGCTAATTATGCCAACTTTGCAGGTAATGCATTTAACGTAGCAGGAGCTAACGTAAGTGGTGAAGTAGGTTTCGCCGCAGTTGCGAACAGTGTAGTAGTTGGTAATGTATCTGGAATAGGTAATATTTCTACTATAAACTTAGATGGTTCTAGTTCAAATGTATTGTTTGGCAATGGCGTATTTGCGCCCGAATCTACAAACATAGCAAACGCAAACTACGCAAATTTTGCCGGTACAGCATTTAATGTATCAGGTAGCAATGTAAGTGGTGAAGTAGCAAATGCCAATTATGCAAGTTTCGCAAACACAGCAAATCTAGCAACATTCGCAACAACAGCAAATGCAGTAGCTGGAGCTAATGTATCAGGCGTAGTAGCGAATGCAAACTATAGCGCATTTGCAAACGTAGCAAGTGTAGCAAACTCAGTAGCAGGTGCAAACGTCAGTGGTGAAGTAGCTAATGCAAACTTTGCAAGTTATGCTAACATTGCAAGTACAGCCAATAGTGTTGCAGTAGCAAATGTAGTTGGTATCGGTAATATCGCAACTACAAACTATGATGGTAATGCAAGTAATATTCTTTATGGCAATGGTGGTTTCTTTGCATTGCCAACAATATCAAACGTTGCTAATGCTAACTATGCAAACTTTGCTGGTGAAGCATTCAATGTAAACGCTAGCAACATCACTGGTACTGTAGCAAATGCAAACTTTGCGGCATATTCAGAGCAAGCAAATAATGCTAATCTTGCTACATTTGCAACTACAGCTAATGCAGTAGCCGGTGCTAACGTATCAGGTGTGGTTGCTAATGCAAATTACAGTGCATTTGCTAATATTGCCGCATCAGCAAATAGTGTTGCACTAGCTAATGTAAGTGGTATAGGTAATATTGCAAATATCAATTTAGATGGCTCTAGTTCAAACGTATTGTTTGGCAATGGCGTATTTGCCCCTGAATCTACAAGTATAGCAAATGCAAACTATGCAAACTTCGCCGGTACAGCATTTAGTGTATCGGGTAGCAACGTAAGCGGAGAAGTCGCAAATGCAAACTACGCAAGTTTTGCAAACTTAGCCAGCACAGCAAATCTTGCAACATTTGCAACTACAGCTAATGCAGTAGCAGGTGCAAACGTAAGCGGTGAAGTCGCAAATGCAAACTACGCAAGTTTTGCAAACGTAGCAAGTACAGCAAACAGTGTAGCAGGTGCTAATGTATCTGGAGAAGTAGCTAATGCCAACTATGCAAGTTTTGCTAATATTGCCGCATCAGCTAACTCAGTAGCAGTCGCTAATGTCTCCGGTATAGGTAACATTGCAACAATTAACTTAGATGGTTCTAGTTCAAACGTATTGTATGGCAACGGTGTGTTTGCACCTGAATCTACAAGTATAGCAAACGCAAACTACGCAAACTTTGCCGGTACAGTAATTACAAATGCACAACCAAACATTACAAGTGTTGGTAACTTAACAAGTTTACTAGTAACTGGCAATACAACATTTGCTAACGCTCTAATTTTTTCAGGGAATTCTGGTGCTGATATAGTTGGTGTTGATAATAGTAGTAATGCTACAGCCAGGTCTATTAGGATTACTGGCGCTACTACCACTAGTCCTAACGTTACTAGTAACACCTTTGGCGGTGTTTTGAATTTTACTGGTGGTAATGCAAATGCTGATATAGATCCAGGTAGTAGATGGGATGGTCGCGGTGGTAATGTTATCTTTGGAGGTGGTAATGGAAGTACTGCTAATGGTAATGGTATTGGTGGTAATCTTGTACTTTTTTCCGGTTCTGGATTTTCTAACCTTAACCCCGCGACTGGCGGACTGGTAACTATTACCGCTGGACAAGCTACAGGTGCAAATGGTAATTCTACTGGTGGTTCAATTACAATTCTTACCGGGCGCGCCAATTCAACTACTACTGGTACATCTACCTCAGGAAATATTAATTTTCAAATTGGTACTGCTAATGGTGTTTCAGGTAATGTTATAGGTAGTATCAATATAGGTAGCCAAGCAGCCAATGCTAATATAGCCAGCCCAACATCTATTAATATCGGTCAAGCAAATACACCAACAAACATCGGTGGTAATGCTAACGTAACTGGTAACTTAACTAGTGGTAATGCTAATTTAGGTAACTTAGCAATTGCTAATTTCTTCAGTGGTAATGGTAGTTTATTAACTGGCATTGTTGCAACTAATGCAAACTTTGCTAACTTTGCTGGTAATGTAACTGTAAGTTCACAGCCAAATATTACTAGTGTTGCTAATAGTTTTAGTTCAGGACAACTTACATTAAACACAACTGGTGCAGGTGTACCACAAATTCAATTGAATGGA